AGCAGCGCCATTCGGTATAGGTAAAACGGTACAAGTGGTTTCATGGCTTCTCTTCCACTTGGGCAATGATCCTGGTGCATTGATAAAGATCGTCGGCAATGATGCAGATAGCGCTAAAGACAGAGTACAGATGCTAAAGACATATATAGCTGATGATCCTTTATTGTCGGAATTGTATGGATCTATCTTTCGAGATATTAGACCTTGGGGCAACAAAAAGTGGGCGCAGAAATCATTTACACTAGAACGACCAGGAGGCGGTGCGATAGACCCAACTGCGCAAGCTGGCGGTATTGAATCGAAAGCAATATCGAGACGCGCCACCGATATTTTATTCGATGACATTTGCGACCCAAGCAACAGCGCTTTGGTGAGTGCCGAAGTGCGGGAAAAATTATTTGTAACGGCGCAACAGGCGTGGTTATCTCGATTGGGGAAGGGTGGATTTTGTTTGATGGTGTTTACGCCTTGGCATGATCGAGATGCCAGCATGAGGTTGATCCATCTCAAACGCTTCTGTACACTTCGGCTTGCTTTGGTTTGGGACGATCAAAATAAAAACGATTACCCAATTAATAGGCGAATTGAAGTCACGGCTTTTCATGCTCCATCAGGCTATGATCTTGAAATAGAAGGATTAGAAAAAGTAAACACGTTTTGTGGCTATGCAGATCCTGAAGGATCAGGATGGCCCGATGAAGTTGGCGCGTATCTTGGATCAATACCACTGCCAGCTAGATATAATTTTGAGGAACGATACGACGATATGGGCGGCAGTCGAATCGCCGAGTTGCGTATGGGACTTATACCGTTCGCGGAGGAGGAGCGCATTATTACTCATCTCGAAGATGCGACACTCAGAGCAGAGCCGCCAGGACCAAACGATCAGCTCCCGATAGGCGGGGCGGTAGGAATGGATCCGGCGACGGACAAGAGAGAAGGCAATGCCGTCGTGGGGATCTCCTATATGCCTGAGCTGCGGGCCTATGTGCCGACAGACGTGCGTATCGGCAAGTGGCCCCTACCGGAGTTCCTGGATATCTGCGAGCGCGTCTGCGAGCGCTTAGGCGGCCCGTTGCCGCGAGGTCCGACGCCGGTATTCGAAACCAACGCGACACAGAGCGGAATGTTTCAGCTCTTTCGTGAGGTCGAACTGATCGAGCGTTATCCAGCGCTCCATCACGCAGTATCGTTTATCACTGGTTCAGAGAAGCGTGATCCTGTAGTTGGTCTCCAGGGTATCGATACTTTGATGGAGACCGGCGTATTGAAGATTTACAGGCCTCCACATAGAGGAGGTTGCAAGTGCGGCTTCTGCAAGTTGTATAACGATCTGCTGGATTTTCAACGTAATCAGCTCGGACACGGAAAGACTCCTGACTCGATCATGGCGCTATGGTTTGCGATTAGCAGAATCATGCAAGGCCGCATGCAGGACGGATTGATCGGGATGAGCTTTTACGAGTCACCTAGTCGAGACTTCGAAGATCATCACGATGGAGCTGATCCGATATCGATCTTTGATGACGACGATGAAGAAGAAGAGCATGGGAGATATTTTTAATGGGCCGATCACGAGGTGACGATCATTGGTTAGGTGTAACCGATGAGGAGATGATCGGTGGCGTTGCAGCTCCCGAATCGATCTATGACGATTCGCAGATCGCTGCTCTGTGGTTGGCTTTTGGAGAAGAGGCATTTCTCGAAATGATTGACGATCAGATAACGTCCGGGGGCAACGGACGGATAGCAGGTGTCGAGGAAGAAACCAAAGAGTAATCAAACATCTCCAGGTGTGCATAGCAAGGAACTAACTGAAGCGATCGGGCAAGACGGTATCGTCTTCGAGTCCGGAGAGCTACAGGAAGAGTTCAACACTAAGCTCCTGAACGAGAAATGGCACGGTCGCCCGGGTGAGCAAGCCGGTATTGCAAACGATATGGTCAACACGTGCGCTCCGTGCGGCGTAGCCGTTGACTCTGTTGTCCTTCAGGCCACCAGCAATGATTTTACTTTGGAGATTGCAGACGGTGGAGATAAGGCACATAAAGAACTCGTCGAGCGGGCTTTGTTTGAGGTGCCTGGCGCTTATCGTGACGAGGCGTCGAGCTTTGTTGACATTCTCAGACGATCGTTGCGCGAAAGTCTAAAATGCGGCTTTGCTCTAGAAGAGCTCATATGGGGAGACGTTAACGGTCACTGGTTCCCGATTGACTACGAGATGCGCAAGCCTGCTTCCGTATATTACTGGAAGCGCATGTACGAGATGGGCGGCCAAAAAAACGATCTCACTCTCGGCGGCGTTGAGCAATACATCACTGGCGACGATGTGCCGAGCAATAATCCTGTTATCCCACGTTGGGTATTCCCGAAACAAAAGCGCGGTTTAAAGCTGCTACATTTCGCTTACAACCAAGTAGGGCGCAACTGGCAGGGGTATTCTCTCTTGCGTCCGGCATACGGCCCTTGGCTACTCATGATCGATCTCATGCGTTTGATGGGTATGGCGCACGAACGTGGAGCGGTAGGCGTGCCTGGGATATCTTTAGGAAAAGATGTCACACATACACCTGAGTTGATGAACAAATACAAAAGCATGCTTCTTGGAGTACGCTCTCATTCGAGGGCATATATCATAACTCACCCCGGCGATAAGTTTGAATGGCACACCCATCAAGGAACCAGCATTATCAACAAGATCACGGAAGATCTTAAATTTCTATCAACACTGATTTTGCAAACCGCCCTCGCAGGATTTTTCAATCTGGGGATCACCGAGTCGGGCACGCGGGCCGTTGGCTCGGAGCTGAGGACGTTCTTCGAGCGTTCGACTTATACTATTGCAGATCAGTGGTGCTCTAAGTGGAACTGCTTGATTCGCGATATCGTTGACACTAACCACGGAAAGCCGAAGAACAACATCTATCCATATCTCCGGCCACCTGACACTGCGTCGGTAGATAAGGATCTAATACTCAGAGCATTTCAGATAGTGCCTGAATTTTTGCAGTACGACGAGTTGAAAGATAAATTACTCACTCTGCTCAAACTGCCCGAAGTCGATTTTAAGAGTTTGCCCGGCAAGCCGAATCCTGAAGATATACCGCAGGAAAAGCAACCTGAGAAGCTTGACGAGAAAGCATTAGACGATGAGCAAAAACGTGAAGAAGAAAAAACAGCACAAAGGGCGCAGAAAGTTGGGAAGCAAGCGGAGAAGGATGGCGAGAAGGAAAAGACAGCGCAAGCGTCGGAAGTAATAGGGTCCGAGATCCCCGCTCCGGCCGGGTGGGCGCTCGGTAGAGGGCCGACGCAAGCAGAAGAGTTCGTCGAGTGGACTGTAATGGCCGCGTCGTGGGACGGGGCAGAGCAGAGCGTAAAGGATGCGTTCATTGAGTTCAAACGCCGGATCTACGAGGAAAACAAGGAGTTGATCGATCGCGCTATAGTCGAGAGGACACCGTCTCTCGTGATTAGCAAAAAGCAACTCGTTTCTCAGAGTGCCCGTAAAACGCTCTCAGACGCCCTAGAGAAGGTCGCAAAAAAGGCTGTTGCTTTGGGCAAGGAGAAGGTGATCGAGGAGCTACAGCGGCAATCTGGCGCGTCGGCTGCGGCGATAATCAAGAATAGGCGCAAGCGGGCAGAGTCGGAAGCTAGCAAGGCAAAGAACAAAGATGGTTACGCCGATCGATTGGGACTCAAGGCTACTGACATCATTGCTGCTGCTGCTAAGAAATCAAAGATCCGTACTGATATGCCGCCATGGTATCGGCGTGATTATTACGAAGAAAAGGCAAAAGAAGCCGGTATGTCTCTTGATGAGTACATGCGCAAGATCGCCAACGATAAGGCAGAGGAACTTTATCTGATCGAACGAGAAGCGCTTGCAGCCAAGCAAACAGTGCCGGAGTTCATCGCCTCGCAAATGGCCGAGCAGGTGGCGACATCGGTTGAAACGCTATCTGATGCGTCAAGAAAAACACTCATCGATGAGCTGGCTAAATTCACCGGCGGTGCCAGGCCGCCAGAGGAAGCCGGCAGCATGCTGGAGTATTTTATCAACAATGCTCTGCAAACAGATGCCAGAGATCAAGGTTTCGGTATCCACGGAGTAGGTATATCGTTTGGCAGAAGTGAGGTTATAGCTGCCCAAGATAAGGGGATGATTCTCGGTGGACAATACAGCGCTCTGCTGGACGGCAACACGTGTTCTGACTGTCGAAGAAAAGATGGGCAAGTATTCAAGCTCGACTCTCCAGAGGAGCAGATATACCGCGCGCCAAATCCGAATTGCTACGGTGGTATTTGGCGATGCAGATGCATAATCGTCTATATCACGCGCGAGCTCGCAACAGCAGAGCAGAAGATAGCACTTAAAGAAATGGAACTCGGCAAAGCAGCTTAGAGACAACCCGCAGCGTAACCGGATGCATACGGTTGGATTATTGAAATCATCGGATCGGCGCTGCCCATGGAGTTGATCACCGTGGCCGATGGTTTATTTTTCAGCTTTACGGCTTGGAGCGTTGAGCCGGAAATCAGCGCTCACAAATAAAAAAAGATTTTGCCTAGCACCGATCGGCTTCGGCCCCGTGTCATGCCCCCGAACGGTAAGTCGGTGTTAGGCAATTTTATTTTAAAGGAGCATAATCAATGAAAAAAAGTGATGATTTGGGACATTACATCTTGGCGCTTGCAGTAGCTTTGACTCTCTGCATGTCGGCTCCTGGATGCAAAAAGGAAATGCCCTGGCCGACGTGCGATACTGATGAGGACTGCGTCAAAGACGGCAAGCAGTATTATTGCATAAACGGTCAATGCCATGAATGCCTCAAGCTATCAGATTGCGGACCAGATCGGGAATGTCTCAATTATAAGTGCGTCGATCTCGAACCGCCGGAATTGCCTATTGCTGTCAAACCGATACCGCCGAAGAAACTAAAAAAAGAAGCTGTCATCGAATTGCCGCAATGCAATATTCCTGATGTTCGCTTTGACTTCGATAAATACGATATTCGACCGGTAGAGGCAGGTCTACTACAGCAATGGATCTCGTGCCTGCGCGCACGCGGGGAGCTTGCTCAAGAGTGGATTATCAACGGTCACTGCGATGAACGCGGGACTACTGAATATAATCTTCACCTCGGAATGAAGCGCGCTCAAGAGACTGCTGACTTTGTCGTCAATTCCGGTTTGGACAGCATTCCGTCTGTCGATAGCGGTGGAGAAGAGAGCCCTATCTGTAATGATCATTGTGAGTCGTGTTGGAAACTCAATCGACGTGCAGAGTTTGATCGATGAACTGCCTAGCCGAGCGCGAGGATTTCCAGTGGTCTAAATTGATAATGGCTTTTGAGCGCAGGCGCAATTGGAATATTGCACAATTTGCAGAAGCAACTAGACGTTCTCATGAATTGTGTCGAGCTATGCGCATCATAAAGCAGAGGGAAAGGAGGCATTAAGATGCCTGGATGGGATGAAACAGAAAACCAAATCAGATATCGTTTACAAAATCCGGAGTTGTTCAAGGGCGGGTCTTATCGAACCTTACCAATAGACGACAAGGGCGGCCCTAAAGAAGTTGCTCTACTGAACGGAAAGCTTAAGAGTAACGACGAATGGTCAACGCAAGCTCTACGATTCAAGAAAAAGACGGAAGATAATCCCGGCGGGTGGACCTTGGACGGCGCAAAGAAATGGTACGAAGAGCACAAAGACAAAATCAAGGCGAGTGTGTTCATCGACGATTTTCAAGACGCTGTCTATGCTGTTGGTAAAGTTAAAAAGGGAGAGCATCCGCTTGATACAGTATCTCAATGGCCGCAGGTGGTCGTTGATTTGGGGCTTGCCCCAGGCAGTTATTACAAGCCGGACCAGGGCATGAGCTTTAAGATAGAAGAGAGTACGCCGCAGGAAATCATAAAAAACTTCGAAGACGCCACAGAGGATGGCAAGAAGGTTCGCGGGATAGTTCCTATAGATCTTGAGCACTATTTTCAAGGCGGTTCAGATCCGCCTATCGATCCGGAGACGAACAAGAGATTATTAAAGACTGATTCTCTTGGATACGTCACCAAATTGTGGCTGCAAGGCAAGAGCTTAATGGCCCGCATGGCGCTCATTCCCTGGCTACATGAGAAGGTAAAGAAGGGCACGATACGATTCGTGTCTGGCGTGTTTTCTCTAGACAGTCCGTCGATGAGAAAGAGTTCCAAATCAATTGGAGCCAAGCTGAGATCGATCAGCTTTACTGCGTTTCCATATTTTCGAGATCAGCGTCCAGCGCTGGCAATGACAAACATAACCGCCTCGGACGGCAATGACGCAGGGGCGTTCTACATATATGCAGAAACAGAAAATAACACACCGGGGGCAACGGAGAGAACGGAAATGTTGGAGAAATTAAGAAAGACACTAGGCCTTGACGAGAAGGCCAACGATGAAGCGATACTCAAGGCGGCCGAGGAAATGATCGCAGAGCTCGCAGAGTATCGAGATGGGAAAAAGGTTCCCGATGGAAAGGTGCTGATGTCCAGCACAGATGTAGAGGGTAAAACCCTGGTCGGCAATGATCGGCTGAAAGAGCTGGAGAACATCGCCGCCGCGTCTAGCGAGAAAGACAAAGAGCTTGCGGACGTCAAAAAGGAAGCGTCGGAAACCAAGACGAGATTGGACAAGATGGAAGGCGACATCGCCCACAAAGATCGCTGCAACAAGCTCAACATGCTGTATGCGTCGCGCAAGCTCAAGCCGAGCGAGTACAACGTCAACGCCACCGATGAGGAGAAGAAAGCTTCCCGCGCCTATCAGTGGGATGAGAAGGGCGTACTTGATGAGATCGTGGAGGATCGTGGTGTCGTTCTTGGCGGTAGCGAGGTGCATGGATCGGATGCCGGAACAGCCTTTGGTGATAACACCAACCCGAAGAGCGAAGCCGAGAAATCGAAGATCATCGATCAGAAAATAACCGAGCTGATGGGGAAGAATAAGGATCTTTCACGAAGCGATGCATACGATTTGGTGATCGCTGAAAATCCCGATCTGTCATGGAAGCCGAGTTGGCCTAGCGACGAATAGTCGTCAACATCAAAACAAACAAGTAAAAAACTATTTATCTCCGGGGGCAACGGAGAGAAAAGAGATGGGTTTAAATGCAATTTTTCTTCCTGGGGCGAAAGCGCCAGGTTCCGATTATTCAAGCAATGACTATTGCGCCGTGGTGATCTCCGGCGCAGGACCGGCGGTCAGCCTTCAAACGACAGAAGGCGGTTGGGTAGATGGCGTTATTCAGCAGGTAGATTCTTCCGACACCGCAGCAGGGTTGTCTGTCGTTCATCGTGGCGAGTGTTACGCAAAGATCAAAGCGAATACGACAGTTACAATGGGCACGCACTTGACCTTGATGGTTTCTGATGCTGGAGACGGCACACTAGAACCGCACGACGCCTCAGCGACGAAGTATCATGTCGCTATTCCGCTTGAGGGCTGCACGGCCGAGTCAGGCGTGAGCGCACGCATCAAGGTAATGGTGATCAGTCCTACCAGAGACAACGCCAGCTAAGAGAGCAAGCACGAACAAAAATAAATCTCCGGGGGCAACGGAGAGAAAAGGATGCTTAATGCACATAAAGATCAATATCTAACGGGATTATCTGCCGGGATATTTCCTGAAGGATTCGCGGGCGAGTTCATAGCCCCGACAATTCCGGTCAAGAAGGACACCAACAAGATCGTGGCCTACGAGAAAGATCATTTGCGCTTACCGGCGTCGGCTGTTGGCGATTCAAACCCGGCCACGATTCTGGACTTCACGAGCAACGAGCTTACGTACACGTGCGTGAGAAACGCGCTAAAATCTCTTTGCTACAAGAGAGAGATTAAAAGAGCAGACAATCCCATCAAGCCGATTGAGGCAAAAACCAGAATGCTTACCTCAATGATCCAGCTTTGGCGTGAGTATCAGATTGCCTATCTCGCCGTCACGAGCGGCAACTATGCATCCGGCATGACTTCGAGTCCTACGCAATGGAATGCTGCAAACGGAACCGGAAACCCTATCTCGGATGTGAGCACTGCCATAGCGGCCATTAAAGCCAATTTGGCCGGTCTGCCTCACGGAGCTGGAAAAAATTTCGTTGGTGTTGTCGATAGTGACGGGTGGAAGCAGCTCAAAGATCACCCTGAGATCATCGATCGCACCAAGCGTCATCAGATGGGCACGACCGAAGATTCTGTTGCAGAGGTTCTTGATCTCAAAAAGTTGGTAGTCGCCTCTGTGCAATACAATTCTACCGCTGTCGGACAAACGCCCTCCATGACTTCTCTGTGGGGAAAAAATATGGTTGTCGCTTACGTCGACCCTAACCCGAGTGAGTACACGGCAACGGCCTTCCTGACCTTCTCCTATGAGAATCAAGTCCGGAAGGCGCAGGAAGCCGATCCGGAAGGAACATGGGTCATCGTAGAGAGAAGCATTGATGTGCTTCCTCTGTTGGTCGATACGGTAAGCTCCGGAAAGATCTCCGGTGCATATCTCCTTTCCAGCGTGGTTGCCTAGTAATAGGCGCTTATTTTCAAAATACCGCACAAGAAAAGAGGTAGCACTATGAAGGCGATTTATCGAATTGCGCTTACTGTCGGGATGGTGGCGTTCTTATTGAGCGCCACCCCCGCAGAAGCGATCGACGGATGGTTTTACAACCTGAGATTCAACACCAAGGCCGAAGGCAAAAACAGAGAAAAGATCACCAACAGCACCGACGGTATGCTTGATTTTACTGGCGTAGGCGGGGGTGACAATACTGATATCAGGTTTGATCTTGACGGCACATATCCGGTCTGTTCGTCTGTTACCGATAGTAAAATCGGTATAGATGATGATCTTGAGTTCGTAGGCGCACAGACAATTAGCACGTCTAGCGGTAATCTTACGATTGATGCGGCAGGGACTACGGTATTTGCCGATCCTATTTCGCTGACGGGCGCGACTCTGACACAACAGAGCACCGCGCCCCGCGTGTTGCTTTACAACACCACGCATGAGGACGGGTCTGGTGGCCGGGAATCATATCTGCATTTTCGAGGTGAGCAGAGTGGCGGGGAAATTTCTGAGCTTGCGCGTATCGAGGTATCACACGATGGTGCCGCAGATGATCAGAAAGGCAAGATAATTTTTAAAGTCAATGATGGGTCAGACGATTACGCGCCTACGCAGGTGTGTGAATTTGGATCTGATCTGTTAGCCACGTTTGCAGGAGCGGTCACAGTCGCTGGTAATATCACCATGGCAAACGCCGAGGTGATAAGTAATGACGATGGATATATTCAATTTACTGGTAGCGGCGGCAGTAATGACGCAAGCATACGAGTAGATTTGGACAATGCTGCCGGACCAATTCTTGAATCCCCATCCGATACGGCGATCTTGTGTGACGAAGATTTTACTTTCGTCGGCCCTCAAACTCTTGGAACTGATAGCGGAAACCTAACTATTGACAGCGCGGCTACTACAGTGCTTGCCGATGTACTATCTATGACCGGTGCAACGCAGCAGGTTCAAAACACAGCTCCGCGTGTTGTGCTCTATAACACAACTGAGGAAGACGGCGACGGCGGGAGAGAGTCGTATATCCAGGTTCGAGGCGAACAGTCTGGAGGCGAGATCAGTGAATTGGCGAAGATCGAGATCTCGCATGATGGAGCTGCCGACGATCAGAAGGGTAAAGTGGTCATCAGCGTTAACGATGGAGCTGACGACTATACACCGACACAGGCGCTAGAGATCGGTTCTGATCTTCTGGCAACATTCGCCGGTGCGGTATCCGTTGGCGGCAATCTGTCTGTTACCGGCACGTTTTCGGCCAAGCGAACGATCCAAATGGAGTTGCATTCCTGGCAGCTTGACGGGTCTCCTGCGAGCCCTACCACATTCTCAACAACTCCTAACCGTGGAGCTGTCGGCAACTTCGATATGCTTGAGTGGGCTACTGGAGAGACTACTCAGAAGATCACACGCAACATCGCAGTGCCGTATGATTACAGCTCGGCTATGATCTTTCACGTAATGATGGTCGCTGACGGTGCTGCTGCTGGAAGTGCTGATACTGTTGGACTTGACTGGTATAACGCGAAGAGCACAGAGGCTAGTAACCCTAGCGTAAACGACGAGGCGGCGGTCACTGTTGCCCCCGGTACAGTGCTGACGCAATACGATATCGCTATGGATGCCGGCGCGATCGAGGTTGGTGATATCATCCGGCTTGTGTTCGGTTTCGATGCGACCGATCAGACGATCGATCTGGTTAATGCCTGGATCACGTACACGGCTGATGTAGCCGCTGACTAACAATAAATTTCCCGAGGCGGATCGCGGTAATGCGATGTCGCGAATTACCTCCTCCCGATAATCGGCCGCCCGCCTCGGGAATTCTTTAATTTCAAAACAAAAAAGGATGCGTCATGAAAAATAAAGGGGAGCACAAAACCGAACCGGTAAAACAGAAAAAGGATCTATGGGTTGTTCATCCAACTTACAGAGGGTCGGTCACTGTTCGCATTGGTGGTCAGGGGATTGCCAAATGCACGAAGGAAGCGCAGATGCAGGCATATGCTCAATTACACGATGCAGGGACTGAACCTTTCGATCTGACTGATGATGAGATCGAGGAAAACAAGCAGAAAATCAACGACAAGCTCATCATCAGAGAAAGCGAAAGGGATAGAAATATTCGCACTGCTCTTGAGAAGCAAGAGGAAGAGTTATCAGCAGCAAGGAAAGCCGTTGCTTCTGACTTTTATTCACAAACAGATGATCCCAATGCGGTATTTGGCGGCAAGACAAAGGCTGAGTGGGGAATAAAATAGATGACCGTTTACGCATGGGGATTAACATATAGCGATGTTGACAATGAGTTGGGGCCTGGAGTGACGATCGATTCGACTTCTACTCCGACCTCGACTCAAGTCACATCGTTATTGCAGCAATATTCAGGAGAGATAAACGGGATATTGCGCGGTGATGGGTGCTCCCCGTCTGCGTCTCTTGCTTCTGCGACTTCGACTGAGGACGTGCATAGTGAAATAAAACGGAGAGTGCTTGAAGCTACTGTTGGTCGGGTAATGCGCTGGCGCGGAGGGACCGGAAACGAAACCGCTAAAGAGTTTTTGACTGCATGGAATGACTGGATCGATCAAGTAAGAAAGATCGGGCCTAGATCAATGTTTCCGACATTGTACGGCCTGCTTGCTGCATCGCACGCTACTGACGACGTGGATGATCAGTTGGGCAGTGATGAAGATTATTATTGGAGAGATGACGACGATAAGCCAGGAAGAGATCGCAACACGGAATTTTAATCATGGCCGGTTTAGCGCTATCAATAAAATCCAGTCCTACGGGCAGAGATTTTGCCGCAGTATTCGGCTCTATGGCCGCGTCTTACGGCAATATGAAGCAGCTATTTAAGAATATTTCAGCAAATGTTATTTATCCACACTTTAAATCACAATTTCAATCAGAAGGTGCAAGCGGAGAAACAGGTAGATGGGCTCCTTTATCTGCTGAATATGCAAAACGAAAAAAGAGAAAATTTGGCAATAAAAAAATCTTAGTCGCCAGTGGAACAATGAAGATATCTCTGACTGGTGCTCGCCCATCAGACGGAATAAGAGAAGTTTCACAACATCACGTAAAATATGGATCAAATATTCCATACGCTATTTATCATCAGACTGGAGCTCGCGGGCGCGGGCGTAGCGGAGCTATCGGGCAACTTCCTCGTCGACCTATGTGGGACCCGACAAGTCAGAACTTGCAGAAGGCAGTAACCGATCAGGTGAGATTATGGAACAGAGATGAGCTTAATCGCGCTCGTTCTCGCTTAGGCAGCGTAGGCGCAGGAATTAAATAAGATGAGTTACGGGCAAATCGAAAGCGTGCTAAGAAGCGCTGAGAGCATTCTAAGAGCAAAGATAGGCGCGAAGATAGATGCGATTAACGCCGCCGTATATGCGGAGATGGATAGCGGCGAAGCGGAAACTTACGATGTAGACGGATTGACTTTCGTGCTGCATTACAATGGCGGTGACGCGCAAACGGTTACTCTGACCGGAGATGGGCGCACGGCCGCGCAGGTGATTACGCAGATCAATGCAGGGATCACCAGCGTTACGGCTTCCGCACAATCGGATCTTGATAATGCCAATAGATTTAAACTGAAAGCCGATGCCGCAGGTAAGGCGTCATTTACCATCGGCAACGGGACCGCCAACAGTGTACTCGGCTTTGTGTCCGGTCAAACAGCGCATGAGGAAGAACTTGCAACGCCAAGACAGGATCAGATTCGATTGTGGAACATGAGCGAGCAAGTACCGGATCAGAATATAGTCCGACCACCGGCGATCTGGTTGTCGTCGCTGGATGGAGAGACAATAGGAATGGATCATCGCCGTCAGACAGGAACTATTGAATTTGATTTGATCCTATATGTTTCAGGCATGAACTTTTACACTACGCGCAATCTGCTGATGCGATTGAGACAAGCGATCATGGAAGTATTCGGTGATTCAGTAAATCTGAACGGAGCTGCCGGATTTATCGGCATGTCTGGACCTTTCGTTATTGAGCCATATACCGTCGAGATAGCAGGGCTCGATATGCGTGTTGGTCGTATGCCAATCAAGATACTGTATTCAAACAACTCGTAGAGCGAGGTTGATCATGAAGATAAAGAGACTTGGCTGTGATTGTACGTTTAATGGGCACAAAGTGCGCTCAGGAGAGATTATCGAGGTCACCCATAACGAGCGCCTTCATATCGGTCAAGATGACGCCTGGGAGGACATCAACGAGAATGAGAGCGAAGAGGAAAAACCTCTCGAAGATATAGAAGACAACGACACCGGGGGCGGTGAGGACATAGACGATGTCGATTAATTTTGTACCTACCGGATTAGAGCGGTTATTCGCGAAAGTAGAAACAAGTTTCGGGAATATTCAGTCAGCATTCCCGACTGCTACCGATGCAGTAGGAGATCTGCTTTCCTTCAGCCCGCCATCGTTTGATCAAAAGGAAATAGTATCTCTCGCGAAGGGGACAGATCGCGGCCATCAGCATCATGCATACGGTCACTACGAAGGCGGGGAATGGTCTCTGAATAAAAGATTCAGACTTGCCGCAGGCGCTGCTGCTCCTGATTCTGGTGTGTTGCTGGAATCATTGATTGGTTTGCATACTACCGGGGCATATACTATCGCAGATTTAACCTACGCGCCGAAGTCATGCAGTTTGTATCATGTTTGTTTTTATGGGCCGGACGCTGCCAGTGGAAGTGACGGAACTGCTCTCGGTCTATACGCCAATATGATTGGCGGTGCTCTGGTTCAAAAGTGGGTATTAAAGGGCAAGGTCGGCGAGTACATGACCGAAGAGTTCTCCGGCGTGTGTGCTGGAGTTGGGCATGTAGGCCGCGATAGAGTAAATACAGAAGTAGCCGCTGGCGGTACTTCCGTTGTTCTTAAAGACAACGCCGGCAGTATATGGGGCATGGGAGATCACTTAAACAGCACCACAAAGATAGGCGTCATTACCAATGGAGCTGAAACGCAAGATATTGCTCTAGTGGAGAGTTATGTACACATCGATAAAACGGCAACAATTCAGAGAAACTATTTAAGCTCGACTGGAGTTATCTGGGAAGCTTCCAATATCATTTATCCCTACTGTCCTTCAGAGACGCTTACCGGGTCTCCAGTGGTGTTCAATTTAGCGACCGTCACACTTGGCGACGGGACTGGCTACGGAACTGGAGACGGCACTATAACAGATCAGAGAGTAGACAGCCTAGAACTGACAATCGAGAGTGATCAGGGAGTGATTCCTGCTCATGGCGCGCAAACTGCTACATGGCCGAAACAGGCAAAGCCGGGGCGTCTAAAAGTCAGCGGCAAATGTGAAATGCTGTTACAAGTTTCCGATGACGATAAATTGCTCAACAGTTTGGCTTTGATTGGAGACGTGTGGCAGAAAGATGATTTTGCGATATCGATAGTCGTGTCTGACTGCTCTAATAAAGTCACCATCGCTTTAGCACAGGCGACCGGAAAGATTACTATTCCGCAGCTCTCTGAAAATTTCGATGAGGTATTGGTGTCGTTGGAATTCACTGGATGGTGTTCGAGCAGTGAAAACGATTCTGTGACAGTAACTTTTGCGGCTGCTTAATGGAACAAGCAAAACACCAATGGCCATCTATTAAAGATGGAACGCCAGTATTTTATCTAAAACAAAAGGAGGTATTAGTCATGGAAGAGTTAGAGAAAGATAACGACGCTGAGTTGATGATCGATGAAGACGGTGCGCTTCAGATAACGGAGATGTTCACTCCTGAGTGGATGGGCAACAGGAAAAGAAAGCGCCCGTTTTCAATTCACGTCCTGCGGATGGTAGACATCGAGACGGTTGGAGATTTAAACGCAGTGGCAGAGTACATCGTCGAACGAGGAAGACGAGTGCGAGAGGCGCTTAACTCTGTTAATGAAATCGAAGATGATGCAAAACTACGTGAGCAGGCAAGGAGAGCATCAAAGGCGCTTAACGATTTTAACCCGACGCCACAGCTCAAAGAGGCGATGATTCGATTAATCAAAAGTTGTTGCCTGCCTGATCTGGTCAACGGAATTCGTGTAAAAGTAGGCAGCCAAACAAGCATGATTAAAACCATCAACGAGTTGTTGAATGTCAGCAATCGCGCTGATATGGGCTTAATCAACGAGATATGCATTGCGATTATTCAGGCCAATAACCCGACAGGGCAAGAAGAAAAAAACTCCTTATCGCCTGTCACTGGCTCCTCGGAGAGCAGGTCGGCAGGCGTTGTGAACGATGCGACGAGCAGTATCAACGACATGTCAACTGTCACGGTCGAACCAATCCGGACCTCAGATCGATAGGGTGTGGCAAAAAAAAGCTGCCGGGCGGCGGTTATCGATATCTGGTAAAAGCAGACCGCTGCCCCGGGGCTGTATATCGGGATCTTTCTGCATGGCAGAAGAGGATCATCTCTGAGTTTTTCTTGTCAATCGAGCACGGTACAGTGTGCTTAAACGGCAAGCCGATTGATAAGCAATCGCATTACAAGCTGATCTGTTTCCGAATACTAAACGAGATGTACGCTGCTCATCGCGAGCAGCAGCAAGAAGAGATAACAAACGCATCGGGGGCACCGAGGCGTTAGTGTGGCAACTATTGATAAATTAATAGTTGAATTCGGTAAGCGTGGCGACAATGAAGTTGTCAATGCGCTTAAAAAAATAAAGAATGAATTCAACAGTACAGATAAAGCCACAAGCGCTCTTAGTGGTACGTTCACTAAGCTTGCCGGGATCACTGCTGGTGTTCTCGGATTTCACAAGCTTGTCCAATACGGTCTTGAGTCCATTCACATGGCGGGAGAGCAGGAGGCCGCCTATAGCCGACTGAATCAGGCTCTAAAAACAAGCGGACAATACACGGAAGAAACAACAGCTTCTCTTGATGCTTTCACTAAGAGCATCTACCAAAACAGCACATACAGTAAGCAGGCGATCGTAGATACTGAAGCGCTTATGGTGAACATGGGCGCGATGGGCGATCAAATTGAAAAGGGTACGCTTGCTGCCGCGAACCTTGCCGCTGCTACCGGAATGGATCTCAATCAAGCAGCTCGACAGGTAGCTAAAACTCTAGGTGGTTTGTCCGGTGAATTAGGAGAACAATTATCAAGCGTTACAAAACTTACAAGAGCACAACGCGAAGCAGGAGCCGCTATTGATCTGGTAAATGAGAGATATAAAGACCAGGCGTTTGCTCTAAGTTCTACCTATAGCGGCGCTCTTGATGTGCTGATTGAAAACTGGAATGATTACAGAAAGACACTTGCCGAATCGTACACAAAGTCAGAGGCGACAAGACAATCATTACAAGTGCTTAATACTGCGGTATTAAATTTAACCAATAGTACAGAATCAGGAACAACATTAGGACAAGCTTTTGCTAAAACACTAGGCTACATTACTACCATCGCTGGTAATGCTGTTTGGGCTTTCGGTAATTTGGCGAAGGGGATACTGTTAGCGAAAGCGGGATTGCAAACTATTGCTTCTGCCATATTAGATGAAGATTCAATATTAGCTAAATGGGGAAGCACTATCGATGATACTTTTAAACAGATAGTAGAAGTAGATGGAGTAATTGAAAAATGGGGCGGTGGT